GGGAGGCTCCGGCATCCCGCTGGTCTTCCTGCACGGGTTCAGCGTCAGCGCAGCGGCCTACGCCGAGATGCTGGAGCTGCTCGCCGGCAACGGGTTCCATGTCTTCGCGTTCGACCTACCGGACCACGGTGGCAGCGACTCGCTGCCGTTCGGCCACACGGTCAAGGACATGGCCGAGGTTGTCGACCAAGTGCTGGATCAGCTGGACATGTCCGAGTGCGTCCTCGTCGGCCACTCGATGGGTGGCTGGGTTGCAGCCGAAGTGGCTGCCATCTACCCGCTCGGATTCACCGACGTGATTTTGCTCGACGCCGCGGTGGGCAAGGAGTTCCACGAGGGCATCCGGCTCTCCGGCCCCGGCGCGGGCAAGCGCCTGGCTCAGTTCGCCGTGGGCGGGCTGCGGGACATCCTAGGGGATGCCCGGAAGGCTGGCTCCGTTCGGACGCTCCTGGAGCGTCTCAGCCTCGTTTCTCGACTGGGCTCCTCGGTATCCGGTCCCGGCATCGTCCGGGCCGTCCACGCGATGGTCCAGGGGGACTCATCCGAGGCCTTGCGGGCGCTGCGCGGTCGGGTTCGTACCGTACTGGTCCACGGGGAGCTGGACGGCATTGTCCCGTGGGAGACCGCGTTCAGCGCGGCCGAGCTATCCGGGGCGCCGGTTCACACGATCAGCGACTCGTACCACTCTTGGATGATCGCGGACCCGGAGCTGGCGCTCAGCGTTATCCGCGCCTTGACATATAGCGGCGACGACCGCGAGGCAGCATGATCGACCTGGACGATCGCCAGAGGCTCAAGCTCGCGGACATCCACAGGCGCTGGACGGACAGTGGAACGCTTGTCCGTGAAGGGTTCCCGTCCAGCATGATGGCGTACGAACACGTCACGTGGCTGCTGAGCCTGATCGAGGCGGCGTGAGGGGCACCTACCGACTCGTTGAGACCGGCGGGAGTGGCGGGGACAAGTGGTACCTCTTCGAGATACCGGGGGTGCCATTCTCACGGTTCATCGCGTACGCCTCGTGGTTCTGGTTCGGGTGGGAGCCGCTGTGGCCGTAACCGCCTGTAAGGACTGCAAGGCAGAGGGAATCACGACCAAGCGCAAGCCAGCGCTGACCCGCGCCGGCAACCCTGTACCCGGCAACCGCTGCGTGACGCACCACAGGTCTCGACGGTCGCAGACCCGAGACTCCGCCTGGGAGCGGAGGCTGATGCAGGTCTACGGCATCACCGCGGAGCAGTACTGGGCTATCTACGAGTACCAGGGCCGCTGTTGCTACATCTGCCGACGTGCCAACGGCACCGGGCGCAAGAAGCTCTCGGTGGACCACGACCACACGACTGGCTGGGTCCGGGGACTTCTGTGCGGGCCGTGCAACCGGGACGTTGTGGGGCATCTCAGAGACGATCCGGAGGCCTTCGAGCGCGGTGCCTTCTACCTGAGGCACCCGCCCGCGGTGATGGTTATCGGCAGGCGCGTGGCGCCTATCGAGGTCCCCAACTTGACACCTAGCGGTGAAGCCGCCTAGTGCCGTCCAGAGCCTGCACCAAATGCGGAAAGCGGAAACCCCGAACGGAGTTCTACAAGAACGGAGTACGGGCTGACGGCTCAACGGTACTGCGGCCGGATTGCAAGGATTGCTCGCGTAAACGCTGTCGGGACAACCGGAATGTGGAGTGGGAAGAACGCTGGCAGGCGAAACGCTTCTACGGGCTGACCCTCGAAGAGGCTCGCAAGTACTGGCACGCAGAATCCTGCCAAATATGCGGCAGCACAGACCCAAAGGATCGGAGGCAGAAGTTCCACATCGACCACTGCCACGCAACCGGGATCGTCCGCGGGGCTCTTTGCTCCAACTGCAACCTGGGGCTGGGCAACTTCCTGGATGACATCGAGATCATGAGGAAGGCAATCGAGTACTTAGAGAGGTCCAGGTGTCCGATGCCCTGATAGTCCGGGTGATACAGAAGTACTACCCGGATTGGGAGCCCCCGCCGGATCGGGGGCGGGAGTGGGCGAAGACGACTTGCCCCTTCCACGGAGATACGAGGCCATCCGCCTCGATCTCATTCCAGCACAACGCATTCAAGTGTTACGCCTGCCCGGCCAAGGGCAGCGCGATCGGGATCATCAAGTTGCAGGAGGAGGTGAGTTATGCGGAGGCTCAGCAACTCGCAGAAGAACTTTCTGGTGGAAGCCACGAGCCGGTATCACGCAAGTCTCCCGGAGAGTCCGGGCGAAGAGTATTTGGCGACACGGGGTCTCACGGCTCCAAGCATCCGGGACGACGTAAGCAAGTTCCGGCTCGGGTACGTCGAAGACCCACTTTCGGGGCATGAGATGTACCGCGGGATGTTGGCCATCCCGTACCTGCGCTGGCACCCGGAGTCCGGGTGGACCGCGGTGTCCATCCGCTTCAGGCGGTTGGACGATGGGCAGCCGAAGTACCTGTCGGTGGCGGGGGATCAGCCGTGGCTGTTCAACACCACAGCGCTGGTCAACCACTCGCCGTACATGGCCATAGCCGAGGGCGAGATCGACACCATCACGGCACAGGTCTGCGGAATCCCAACGGTCGGAGTGCCGGGTGTCCAAACGTGGCAGCCGTACTTCACCGAGCTATTCCTCGGGTACCGGGAGGTCTTCCTCCTGGCGGACGGGGACGAGCCAGGGATGCAGTTCGCCAACAAAGTAGCGGCGAGCCTGCCGAACGCAAAGGTCATACCGATGCCGGCGGGGGAGGACGTGAACTCACTAGTGATCAAGAGAGGGAAAGCAGCATTACTCAGCAAGCTCAGATAACCGTCTACACCAAACCGGGGTGCCGCACCTGCAAGCGGATCATCGAAATGATCCAGCAGTTCGACATCACCCTGGAGGTTGTTGATCTCACCCTGCCCGAGCACGCCGACGCCAAGACGTACGTCGAGGAAGTCATCGGGGCGCGGTCGGTTCCGGTTGTGGTGAGCGACATCTCGGAGCCGATCATCGGCTACCGAAAGCAAGAGGTCAAGGAACTGATCGCGGACCTCCAGGCCCGCGTCTTGACACCTACCGAGAGGAATTAACTGTGGGAGAGGACGACCTGGAAAAGGTCGAACTGGACGTGTCGTTCAAGAACGGCGACAAGGTCCACATCGAGATCACCGGCTATAGCAGCCCGGAGCAGGTCATCAAGGCGCTGGAACAGCTGGGCAGGTCCGAGTACCTGATCGGCCTGTACGACGCCCTGACAAGCGCCGACGAAGACGAGGACTGGGACGAATGACATTCATCGTAGAAACCCCCGAACACGGGGAGTACGAGTTCGACGCCGACCAGTGGGAGACCCTCGCTGGTGAGCTGGGCGACGAGGGCAACCTGTTCATCAGCAAGGATGGGCTCGGCGTAGCCGAGTTCGCCAAGGGCGCTTGGGTATCCATCCGCAACGTGGAGCCCGCGGTGGCTCCCGGACGCACGGTTGTTTTTTGGGACAAGATCCACGAAGTCCCCGAGCACGTTGAAACCGTCGCGGATCGTGATGGAGACGAGTGGAGCCGGCACGGGGAGGATTGGGGCAACCCAGACCACTGGTTGAACGACTACGCACCGTTCCGCGAGGCCCAGGCGTGAGCGAGACGACGATCCTCCAAGAGGCTCAGGAGATCATCTTCGGAGCCCGGAACGCCTCGTACGGCCACCCGCGGGACAACTTCCAGAACATCACGGACCTGTGGAACGCCTACCTGAAGGACATCGGCCGGGAGATCACGCTGATGGACCACGCGGTGATGATGATCCTGCTGAAGTGTGCCCGGCTTAAGAACGGTGTGTACCACCGGGATTCGGTGGTCGACATCGCTGGCTACGCGGGGACGATCGAACGGCTGCAAGAGCCGGTAGAGGAGACCAAGCTCGGAGAGCTGACCTACGAGAAGACCGGCAAGCCACGCCAGTGGGGCTTGCTGGCCCACGTTCCCGACGAGGTTGTGGTTACTGACCAAAGCGGCGACTTCTGGAAGGTCACGACGAACTTCCTCGGTAGCCGTTTCACCCACCTCAACTTCGCTAACGAAGGCATCGAGGGGGAATGGGACGAGGAGCCGTACGACCCGGAGGTCGAGGAGTACGGCCCGTTCACCGAGTACATCGGTTGAGCCGCAAAGACTTCAGGGCCGCCACCCTGAAGAAAGGAACACATGAGTAAGCGCATCGTGGTCATCTCGGACACCCAGATCCCGTACGACGACCGCAAGGCCGTTCGTTCGCTGGTCCAGTTCATAGGTGACTACCAGCCGGATGAGGTTATCCACATCGGGGACCTGATGGACTTTCCGCAGCCGAGCCGCTGGAACAAGGGCACGGCAGGGGAGTTCGAGGGGTCCGTCTTCGAGGACTGCGAGCAGGCCAAGAAGCGGTTCCTGGGTCCGCTCCGCGAGGTCTACGACGGCCCGATCGGAGTGCACGAGGGTAACCACGACCTCCGGCCGAGGGAGTACCTGGCGAAGTACTCACCTGCGC